CAACACCAACAATGCTCTTAGTCAAATGAGAGCTGAGAATGAGGCCCTTAAAGCCAAGTTCCAGCAAAGAGAGGCTGTTGAGAATTTGGAAAAACGCAGACAAGAACTTGTTAAAAAAGGTCTTGCTAGTGAGGCAGATGTGCCTGAAATTGAAAAACTCATGTTGGAGAAAAAGATTGCTGACCACGAGACAGCAGCCGAGTATCACAACTGGATGAAACAAGCTGCTAAACCTACACCTTCTGGATACAATCCATCCGCTATTCGCCAGTTTGATCTTGGCAAGTATTGGAAGGACCCAAGAGGTGCAGCGCAGCAAGAGGCTGTTAGGGCTTTCGCAGATTTGCGTAAACCTCAACGGCCTATTGGTTTGTAAAAGAGGGTAATCATTTGTTTGGGCAGAAATGCCCGTCTTTAAGGAGCTAACTATGGCTATTGGTGGCGGTATTCTGCCTCAAACAGGGTCAAGTCAGTTTACGGAATTAACTTACGTTACAAGACGTGCGTTCATCCCCAAACTGGTTGTACAACTGTATAACTCTACGCCTCTCATGGCAGCGTTGATTGCTAACAGTCAACAAGCCAGCGGTGGTGTATCTTCTGTAACCGTTCCCGTCCAAGGCGCACAATTTGTGAACGCTCAATGGTCTGACTACTCTGGCTCTTTTGCCCAGCCGTCAGTCCAACAAGGTGCTTACAATGCCGAGTACGACCTCAAGTTGATGATCTCTCCCGTACCGTTCCTCGGTATGGAAGGTGTGGCTCAACAAGACGCTGCTATCATTCCTTTGATCGAGGCCCGCATGAACGATGCGACCAACGTGATGATGGATGCGATGGCAACAGCTTTGTACAACAACACCACAAACAATCAACAGTTCATCGGTTTGCCCGCTGCTGTGGATGATGGTACTGGTGGTGCTGCTTACCAAACGACTTACGGTAACATCAACCGTTCCACATACACATGGTGGCAGTCCAAGGTTTACAACGCTGGTAACGTAAACCCCACAAGACAAAACATTCTCCAATACATCTCTGGAACAGTGAAAAAAGGTGCAGAAATGCCCTCATTCGGTGTTTGCGGATTTGGTACTTGGACTTTGTTGGCTCAAGACTTTGTTGGTCAAGAGCAATACGTCATCACACCTGGATCAGGNTTTGANGGTGACAACAACGGCCCTCAAGCTGCATTCAGAGCTTTGATGGTTGCTGGTGTGCCAATCTATCCCGATCCATATTGCCCAGAAGGTACAGTGTACTTCCTGAACACCAACTACTTGAGCTTGTATATCCACGAGCAAGGTTCATTTGTGTTTACAGGGTTTGAGTCCACTCTTCCCAACTGGCAAATCGGTTATGTCGGTGCTGTTCTTATGATTGCTGAATTGGTGTCTGTCAAGCCCAAGTCAATGTCTAAGATCACTGGCTACAACTACTTGTCACTATAAGGAGAATTTGAAATGGCATTAGCTCTTAATAAAATTATCCTTGCCAGTGCAGTTGCCAATACGCCAGGTGCGTATTTCCAGCTCACTACGACACCCGCAACAACAGTTGGTAACGTCATTCCCGCTGGTGTTTACATTGTGTTCCCCACTGCCAACGTGACCATCCAGGCCACATCAGCAGTTAACACAAACGGTAACATCACTGCGGTATCTACCGTGTTGGCTAACAACACTGGTGGCATGATTTTCTCTGACGGTGTTAACGTGTTTGCTAACTCTTCTGTTACCAACGCTACAGTTACTTTGTTGACTGTTGACGGGGGACAGAACGTGTCTGGCACATACAACGCATCATAAGGAATGAACCATGTCTAATCCAGATTCAGTCAGTCAGTATTATTTAGACTCATTTGGATATGGTCGCATTGGTTCAGCTCAAGTTGTATCCATGGCAACCTTGGGTAATGCTGTCGCTACCATTCCTTTGTTGAGTGGTGGCCTCACAAACTCAGGTTCTGCTGTGGGTTCAGGTGGAGTCATTCCTAGAAGAATCACGGTAAACAACCCTTCTGGTTCTGTTTCTTCAGCCTACGTTACCATTACAACTAGCAATGATGGCAATGCCAGCAATGCAGTAGTGGCTAACGTGGCTTTGAGTAACATCACTGCTGCNGGTANATACCAAGATTTGACCATTGCAACGCCTTATTCAACAACAACAGCCATTACTGGCAACTTGACACAAGCACTTTATGTGAATGTGACCACAGTTTCTGGTAACAGCAATACCGTATCCTTCCAGGTGTACGGTGACGTTGTGACGTTCTAAATGAATGTATTTGTAACCAATTATGGAGACACCCCCCTGACCATTGGTTGGGATGGTGTTCTCTATAACTTTGAAAAAAACGTCACAGTAGAAATTCCAGAAGGTGCTGCTCGTCAGCTTTTTGGATTTGGCTGTGAAGACAAAGAATTTGTGCTGGTTCGCCATGGATGGATAAAACTCCACAGCGAACTGGAAGAAGGACTTAAAATCTTAGAGCAGTTCGTCATAACAAACGAACCGCCAGTACAAAACAGCTCGTTACCCTCGGCTGTAGGAGCAATACCCTTGCGGATCAACAAGTCCGCTGGGGGAAAGTCCTCTATTAAGCGGGTAGCTTAACCATGGACCTCGAATGGCAACCCTCAATGATTACCTGTCTCAAGTTGAGAACCTGTTGCATGATGTTAACAATGTTTTCTGGACGCAAAACCAGTTAACAACGTACATCAACGAGGCCAGGGAAAGAACTGTCCGAGACACTGGTTGCCTAAGAACCCTTCAAACTACAACCGCTCCCCTAGCGTACAACACCAGCACTAGCACTGGTGTTTCTCCCACGTTATGGCAAGGTAACACAGCTGTTACCGCTGGTCAGTATGTGTTTTCTAACATTTATACCTATGTGTACACTCAAAGTGGCACATCTGGTAGTTCAGCCCCCGCATATCCTACGGGAACCAATCCTTTCCCTCCTACCACGCCTTTTGCAGATGGCACAGCCATGTTGCAGTATGTAGGACCCGCTGAGATCATCAACTTTAACTCATTACCTCAACAGTTAAATGTCTACGATATTGTCAACATTAACCTTTACTGGGGCAATTCTCGGATACCTCTTCGCTATTTGCCCTGGTCTAATTTCACAGCGCAGTTGCGGTACTGGCAAAACTATGTGGGTAGACCCGTTTGCTTTTCAGTGTACGGTCAACAACAAATCTACATTGCCCCCATCCCAGATCAGCAATACTACATTGAAGTAGATACCAACATATTGCCCAATCCTTTGTCATTGAGCAGTCCAAATACTGTTGATAACATCATTGATCCGTATTCAACGGCTGTGCAATACTATGCAGCGTACAAAGCCAAGTTTTACGAACAATCTTACGGTGAGTCTGAAATTTTCAAACAACAATACGACAAACACATTCTGAACGTACTTAACAGCACGTTTACTAGAAGAATTCCTGATCCTTATAGTTCTGGAGGTTGATCATGGCCTCCGCAGAACAAAAGAAATCTTATGCGGTCATTAAGAACTTTAAAGGTCTTGACACCAAGGCCAATAGGACCGCTATTGATAAAGATGAGTTTTACTGGATAGAAAATGCCATGCCTATTGGGGCTGGCAATATGCGCATTATTCCCACCAGCTCTAACGTCAGCAACGCTGGCAATAGCGTGGTGTTTACCAGTAATGTCACAGCTCTTTATTCTGCCAACATCAAAGACGATTATGTTGTTGCTTTTGAGTCAGACGGCAGTGCACAGGGATATGACTTACAAGGCAATGCGATGGTAACCATTGCAAGTGCTGGAACTTTATCAAACACGGGTGTAGCAGCTGCTCAGTACCAAAACACGGACCTTTTCATTGGTGACCCAACCAAAGGTTTGTATGATTGGAATGGCACAAGTTTGATTCCCGTTGGGTCTGTAGGCTTGATTGCAATTACAAACCCTGGCATCAATTACACATCTGCCCCTAACGTCACCATTTCTCCCCCAGATAATGCCAACGGGGTGCAAGCAACGGCTGTTTCTAGCATCACCTCTGGTTCTGGCGGTGTTTTAAGCATCCAAATGACCAATACGGGTTCAGGCTATACGTCTGTGCCCAAAGTCATTATTAGTACACCTGATGTACAGGGTGGAAACACAGCTGTCGGTGCAGCTACTATTTCTGGTGGCAATGTGGTTGCCATTTCTGTGGTTTCACCTGGTTCTGGTTATCTCAACCCCCCGTCTGTGACCATTTCTGGGGGTGGTGGTTCTAGTGCAACTGCCAATGCAACTTTATCCACAGGCATTGTTAACTCAATTACCCTCACAAATGCGGGTAGTGGATACATCAATCAACCTAGTGTGACCATATCAGGCGGTGGGGGCACAAATGCCAACGCCATAGCCCAACTCGTGACTTTTGCCACGGGTACAGTGTCCATCCAAGTCAATAATGGGGGC